CAACAAGCGAAGCAATACAGAGATTCGCTAATCGAGGAACACATTGGCATTCAGAAAGAGTCAGATATTTATGACATCACAATTCAAGAAGCAATTCTTATCGGTCAAATAAAATGTTTATCTCATTTAATTGAGGATGGGTATTATGACCCAATCAAAAAGAAGATGACCAAAATAACAAGTTTTGATTAATAAAAAAAGCCTACTATCTCAATGATGGTAGGCTTTAATTTTAGTCCTTTTTGTATTTTGTATTACAACCGTAATTGTAACAGTCTCTACATAATGCTCTCGCTGAATACTTATTGATGTTAAAAACGTTATCACAGGTCTTGCACTTTCTGTCCTCCATATCTAAACCTGTCTCTTTTGATAGCTTTCTTCTATTGGCTGACTTGCAATTATTAGAGCAGAACTTAGAGACTATTGCATTAGTTTCATACTCTTTATTGCAAAAGCCACAAGTTATTTTCCTAAAAGGCTTGTTTGCAAATGCTTTCTTTGCGTGTTCTGAATGCCATTTACTGCCTTCTTCTGACTTGTGCCATTCTTTTGCTGCTTCCACACCAAGTGGCTGTACGTCTCTTAAACTTATTCTTCTTTTTTCTGTGTTGCCATGAATGCTCAAATGCTCACTACCACTTATACATTCTAAATTTTCAATGTCATTATTTAGCCTATTCCCATCTTTATGATGTATATGATAACCTTCTGGAACTTCACCTTTTTCACACAGCCATTTGTATTGGTGAAGTCTTATCTTTCTTCTTACACCATCTTCTTTTACCCATCCAGCAAAATACTTTGACGATTCTGTTTCTTCATTGTACACAAATCTGAAACCATTGTAATTAACAACTTGCATATTATTATTATTTAGTTTTTACAAAGGTAATCTAAATAACATTAATAATCAAGTGTCCTTGCATTTTTAATTTATCAAAGCAGTATCTTTTCCAAGAATATCTTTTGCGTAATATCCGTTATTTTTTATAAAATTGCCTCCATCAGTAAGCACATCTAAATAGCGACTACTGTCAAGACAATTTGACACTAGTAAAGTATTCGCATAGAACTCGTGATTTTTTTCTACTGTCAAACAATAAACATCTTCTATTCCGTGAAAAGATTTTGTTATAGATTTTAACTCTTCAATACCAGTCTCATTTAACAATAAATCACCAACCTCTAATAAATCAATCTCTACAAATCCTTTGTTTTCAGTATAGAATTTATGGTCTTTAGTACACTTATAAGTGTATTTGTCACTATCGGTAGATAAAATAAACTTATAAACATCTGCATCTTTTCTTGTGATACCACTACTTAAAACTTTATTATATCCGTACCTTGTCTTTACAAATTCACCTTCTTTAACATTTGAGATAAACTCAGTTCCATGCTCAGTTGTTACTAATGTATCTTTTACAAAGCAGTGACCTATATTATGTCTTACGCAGTCATTCTTATCAATATTTCCAAACTCATCAACCCTAACTTGTTGCAAGTCATTGATGAGAATCTCACACTTTGAATCTATTACATAGTTATCGCCATAGCTATAAAAGCACCAATTAGATATTGCTCTGTTTCCTTTGTGCCTTAATTTTATCCTGTAAGGAAATCTTATTCCACCTCCAGTATATCCATTTACACCACAATCTTCTAGGTAATTTCTTATCTCGGCAAATTTAGAAAACTCATCTGAGCCTCCCGAAGTATCACCATAGACTATATAGTCATTATCGCTCCCAAACTCCTTTACAACGTCTTGAATGATGGCTCTAAGGTCTCTGCTTCGATAATCCTTTAATCGTGTGTTAGCAGGCTTATTTGGGGAGAAATAAGAGTATAATGCTTCATCACTTCCAATCTCATAATCTTCAAAATGTTGAGCGACTACACAACTGTCATACTTTCCAAAGTCAAGTCCTAAATATATTGGATAGTCTTTAAAGTAAGGTACATCTTTCTTTACATGAGTATTGAATACGAAACGGTCTAAGAATGGATTATCAACATTTACTGTTCCCCATTTGCCTAATCTTTGTACTCCATACTGATTTATATCAACTCCTTTTAATGCTTCTAGCATCAAGTAGTCCATTTCCGTAGCAAACTTATTGTCCTCAATTGTGTAGTGGAATCTGTTAGATAAGTCTCTAAAAGAAACCTCAATATCTTTTGCATTCTCCTCAAAGAATACCTTTTTAAGCCAATGCTTGTCAGATACTGGGTTAAACATTATAATGAATCTAATCCTATCATCTGCTCTAAATGAGGTTACAATCCCCATGAAGTCATTTATTGTCAATTGGTCAATCTCATCAATTATTACATATCTTATGTTTGAGTAACCTTTAGACTTTCCACCATCATCACAGAAGTCATATTTGAGAGTATTTCCTTTTGGGAATTTAATTTCCTTCGCCAAGTTATGAAATGTAAAATTCATATAACTTGACAAGCCTTTCTTCTCAATAATGTTCTTCATTGGTTCATAAGCCTTTGACTTTAATACTGATTGTTCCTTTCGATACCAAACCGCATTTGAGTCTGCTTCATTCCATAATGTCTTTGCTAACCACTGCATGGCTGAGTGAGACTTCGCTGCATTTCTTCCGCCATATAAAACCGTAAATGGTTTTGTCTTTATAGACTCTACTATGTCGTAATATGCTCTATTTAATTCTTTTGGGTTGAACATAAATTACTTTCCTTTTAAATATTTAGGACTATTCGGAGACCATAAGGCTTTACACGCCCAATATCTTGCAGTCGTTTTATCTTTTGCATTGTCACAATCATGTCTTGCTCTGAATCTTTCACGAGCTTTATCTGAATAGTTTGACTTGTATCCGTCTGCCCCGAAATGTATTAGTTTTTCTTTCCCATCTTCACAAGCCTTTACCATCTTTTTTTTGCCTTTTCTATCAGATGTAACAACTACGTTGCACTTCATTTTAGATTTATCTGCCATTATTTTAGTGGTTTAATTTTAGTTGGTTTTTCTTTTTGCTCAATATACCAAGATGAAAAACATCCTTTTACAAAATACCTAATATTGCCACTTTCTTCCATACACTTAATGTATTGCTCTGACTTTAAGTATTCATTCTTGTAGTTGTCTTTTTCTTTTTTTAGTTGAGCAATTACTGACTGAAATTCTTGAGTATTGTTCTTAGTAGCATCAACTGTTTGATTTAAGTTGAATACTTCATGCTCGCAATTTGCGATTTGCGAACTGTCCTTTTTAGCTTTCTCTTGTAAGATACTAATCGTTTTGTCAAGTCTACTAATCTCTCTCTTATAAGAGAATTTAACAATGCTTCTTGTGATAAAAAATACTCCAATACAAGCGAGTACTGTAATGATACTTTGTGGGTTTAAGAACTTCATCATGATAGTGCGTTTTTAAAAATTTGTGTATATTTTGCGATTTGTTCTGCTTTGTCGAGTCCATTTACAACTTTTCTGGCATTAACAAAATCATTTATTTGTAAATCATTTTGTTGAATAAATGTGGATAACTTCTTTCCTGTAAACAATCCGTTCTTCATTCCATAAACCATTGCCCATGCAGATGGTTTTAATTCTAATAATAAGTTTGGGTTGGTAAAGAAATCCCAACCCTTGTCATTTGCTTTCGTTAATTTCTTATAATTCTCATACCAAGTAACTTGAACGAAACCTCTTCCATAAAATATTTGAGTTGAGTCAAAGTATGGTTTACGATTCATTTTTAATCTTATTCCATAATCATACTTTTTGCCTTTACCTATCTCTTCTATTGGTTGCATAGTTGTCCATGTCTCATGGTATGCTGTCGCTAATACATAGGCTGTTTCTGATTCATTTAGTTCAAACTCTTTACAGGTTTCTAAAAGAACATTTATCCCATCCACTTGAGCTTGGGTCAATCCATTAAAGAGAGGTCTTATTTCATCAAAAAACTTTTTCATTATAATTTAATTCTAATTACCGATGTGTACATTCCGTATGTTTTTATTGGGTAAGATTTCCCATTTATTTGTACGGTTAATTCTTGTTTTGCATCTGCTTCACAAAATCCATCATAAGCTAATACTAAGGCTTCATTATTCATAACTTTGTAAGCAATTAAAGGCTTTCTTGTATAATAAGATTGTGTTGGCAATATTTGAAACTTCCACTCACTATTATATTCTATAATGTCTTTATTTTGACTCATTGCCCAAACTCCAGCCATCATCCAATCTACGTTTTTCATTGGTTGACTTGGGTATTTAGAGCCAAATTCATCATACTTACTTGATAATTCATTTCCGTTTAAATCCGTAGCACCCCATCCCCAATATTCTTTCTTATCTGTCCAATAGTTAGGGTCACTCCATACATCTATTCCATCTCCTAATAAACTCCATACTCCCATATTGAAAGATACACTTGGAAATACTTTTGGTTTTACTTGTGCTAAATAACTTCCATCTTTTGAATCTACTCTAATTCTTCCTAAATTAAAATTGTCAATTAGCTCTTGGTCAAACCAAAATGTGGATAACACCTGCTTTTGTGTGTATTTCTTGTTTAAAAGTAGTTCAAATAAATAATGATGAACAACACCATCGTCGATTGGATAGTTCATATAGCCTCCTACTTGTGCTATTTCTACGTATTTAGCATAAGAATCATCTACCGACATAAATGAACCATACTTTTGTCTTAGTTCATCAAGCGAACCGTTAAAGGTCAATATGTCTGAGAAATCTAATCCATATCCTTGAAATATTGGTTTTCCCATACCTATAGTATGAACTGTCCATAATGCCATCTTAGCAGTATGTGGGTTATTTTTCCAATACTCTAAACATCTAATTATCTTATCTTTTCTTACATTCCATCTATGACCAACGTGTTCCCAATTGAGCATTACATATCCGTTGTCTCTGTTTGGGTAATATACATTTGATATGAATGATTGAAGCAATTTATCTCCGTCAACATCTTCACACCACTTATCAAATATCTCTTGTGATACGCCATAAGCATAAGGGCAACCTAAGTCTATTAGCCAACCATCAGATACAAAAGAATATCCTTTACTTCCTTGTAAGTTCTTTCCATAAGAAACTCCTTTATTTAGATAATTATATACACCTATTTCTCTTGTAGGAGTTGCTTGCATAACTACAATCTTACCTTTTGGCAAAGAAAAGTTTGGAAATCTCAAATCAAAATCCATCAAATTATTTGACAAATCAGTATAATATCCTTTTGGTTTTAAAAAGTATGTTCCGTTATCTTCCCATATATCCTTACCTTTACTTGCGATATAATTTTGTTTCCAATCTGTATATTTATATTTACTTTCTTGATTAGCTACAATTGCATCAAAATCATATCCATTCATATTTGATACATTTGGCTTGCTATTCTTTACATAATCCCATCCTAATGACTCTAAGAAGTATGTATTTTTATTGTAATTCACATTTGCAAATAAATCCTTCGGTGGGTCTATTGGGATAATAGGCACTATTGGGTCTATCGGAACTATCGGAACTATAGGAACTATAGGTATTATAGGTGCAATAGGAATAATTGGAGTAATAGGAACAATTGGAGTAGTTGGAGTATTGCCGTGTACATTGTCATTACCTTTAATAATAAATCTTGAGAATCCTTTAAACTTTAAATTAAATGCAGCCAAATCTTTTGCAAAAATACCATCTGATGTAAATGTTGTATGATTACCTTGATAGACTTGTGCGGTAGAATCATTAGTCACAAAAACTACAAAAACCTTACCAGTTGTATCTACTGTATAAGGTTTGTCTTGTGCAAAAGATAAAAATGGTAATAATAGTAATATAAACTTTTTCATAAGAATTTATAATTTGTTTTTTTTCATCCATCCAAAGGCTCTAACTACTATATACATTATATATGCTTGCCACTTTGGTACAGATTCGATTAATAGTTCTAAGAATATCTTATCACATTGTTTTCTACTAAATATGCTATTTCTCCAAATATAATCATGTACTATTGAAGCATTTGAAGAAAGACCGTGCGGTGGAATTATAAACCAAAACAAGCGTGTAGAGCTTACTAAATCAGTTTTAAATCCTTTTTTAATTGTGATGTTGTACTTGATTAGCAAGCAATCTTCT